CCGCGGACCTCGGCCCTTCTGCTCCTGAGCCAGTGGTTGAGGCCATCGAACCTGTCGAAATAGCGCCGGTTGATTCCGCGCCTGAACCGGAACAGCAAGAGGAGCAGATGGCCGAGGCACGAATTGAGGCTGAAATGGAGCCCGAACCCGAACCGGAGCCTGAACCACAAGAGCAAGAGCCGGAGGAATCCGAAGAACAGGACCAGCCGGAACCGGTAGAGCCCGAAACTCAGGAGCCGGAACCGGAATCTCAGCCGGAACCGGAGCAAGAGCAAGAGCCGGAACCCGAAGAGCAGGAGCAGGCCGAGCCAGAGACGCAGCAAGAACGTCGGAAGGAGGCTGCGGAGAAAGCGGTCGCAAAAATAGCGCCGTCTCAGCGATATTCGGCTGCATCTCAGACAACCACAATTGTCGCGATGGGGATGATTTCGCCAAAACTAATAACAGGGGCTCAAATACCCGACACTCAGGGGTTTTTTACGGGCGCAACCGTGCCGGACGGGCCACCCATGTCCAATCCGGCGCAAGATTACGTTGTTTTTGGTGCATCTAACGCGGCTCACGAGGCTCTCGTGCAGCTTCAGTGGAGTAAATAATGGCAGAAGTAGAGTTTGCAGGCGTGAAACTCCGAGGTGGCCGCATGGTGGCCGTGGCTTTGGGGCTTTCGACGCTAATCGGTGGCTTATACGGGGCTTTTGAGGTCTACAAAGACTATGAGGACATGAAAGCCCAGATACAAAAGTACAAGGCACCTGACCTTTCTGGCTTCGATAAACGGCTTTTGGTGATTGAGACCAAAATAAACGACGAAATAGTACTGTTTCGAGACGAAATGGCCGCTCTTAAGGAACGCGTCAACGAAATGCACGAGATTGTGCGAGATGTTCGGGTTGACACGCGGACCGAGGCTTCTGAACTGCACACCAGCATGTCCGACGTTGACAAGCGGTCCAGATCCTTGGACCAAGAGACGCGAAAAGCCTTGCGCCAGTCGGAAAAGACAATCCGTGACATAATAGCTTCGGCGCAGGAAAGGTTTGACACGAAGATCAGTTCGATTGACACGAAACTTGATGCACTGGAAAGTCGAATCCGAAAAGTGCTACAACAAGCGCTTGACAATCCGCTCTTGAAAAAGTAGGGCCCCGAAAAAGGGTGTTATTTTAACAAAACACGTCTAGTATTAAGCAATTACAAAAGGTACGTGAAGCATGGCAAGAGAACCGCGGCCCGTGGCCGGTCTTATGGACACCAATGTTCCGTCGCAGCTAGACGAAGAAGACCTCGCCGCCGAGATAGAGGTCGAGCTTCCGGGTTCGATGGACAACGACGTGATGGAGATGGTCTCGGAAGAGATACCCGAGGACGTTGAAATCTACGAAGAGGGCGAAAACACCGTCGTAGACTTCGATCCGCAAGAAGACACGATGGACTTGGGTGACTTCTACGGCAACCTTGCCGAAGGCATGTCGGACTCAGAGCTTGGCGCGTTGTCCGGAAACCTGCTTGACGAGTACGAAGGCAACCGCGCTGGCAGGCAGGAGTGGGAAGATGCTTATGCTGACGGTCTGGAGCTTCTGGGATTTTCATACGAAGAGAGAACCCAGCCGTTTCGCGGCGCGACGGGGGTTACGCACCCGTTACTGGCGGAGGCGGCTACACAGTTTCAGGCGCAAGCTTTTAACGAGCTTCTCCCGGCAAGGGGACCGGTCCGGTCCGCAGTCGTAGGACGGGAGAGCGGCGAGACGGTGCGTCAGGCGCATCGTGTCGAGCAGTTTATGAACTACTACATCACGAACGTGATGGAGGAGTACACGCCGGAACTGGACCAGATGCTGTTCTATCTGCCGCTGGCCGGATCGACGTTCAAGAAGGTTTATTACGACGAGATGCTGGGACGGGCGGTAAGTCGTTTTGTGCCTGCGGAGAACCTTGTTGTTCCGTACGACACTTCGGACTTGCAGACGTGCCCCAACATCAGTCAAGTCGTAAAGATGCCCCTCAATGATTTGCGTAAGTTGCAGGTCGCGGGCTTCTACAGAGACATTCCAGTTATTCCGGGACAGCCGGAGGATAACAGCGTACAGGACGAGGTTAATCGTATCGATGGCATGTCGCCATCAAACAACGATTATGACTGCACCATCCTAGAGTGTCATGTTGATCTGGACCTAGAAGGCTACGAGGATCTTGACGACGACGGCGAAGCCACGGGAATTAAAGTTCCTTACGTCGTCACGATCTCCATAGACAATGGTCAAATCCTCTCCATCCGTCGCAACTACCGTGAGAACGACGAACTCCGTCAGAAAATTCAGTACTTCGTTCATTACAAGTTTCTTCCCGGCTTCGGCTTCTATGGTCTTGGTTTAATTCACACCATAGGGGGACTGTCAAGAACGGCCACCGCGGCGCTCCGCCAGCTTATCGATGCTGGTACTCTCTCTAATCTTCCCGCCGGTTTCAAGGCCCGCGGTATGAGGATCAGGGACGATGACGACCCGCTCCAGCCCGGTGAGTTCCGTGACGTTGACGCGCCCGGTGGCCGACTTTCCGATAGTCTCATGCCGCTCCCCTTCAAGGGACCGGACACAACCCTCTTTCAGTTGCTGGGTTTTGTTGTAGATGCCGGTCGCCGGTTTGCAACCATCACGGACATGAAGGTCGGCGACGGCAATCAGCAAGCTGCGGTCGGAACAACCATTGCACTTTTGGAGCAGGGCTCCCGCGTCATGTCGGCAGTCCACAAGAGACTGCACTATGCCATGCGGCAGGAGTTCAAGATACTTGCCCGCGTCATGTCCGACTACCTTCCGCAGCGTTACCCGTTTGCGGTTGAGGGCGAAGACTCGACCATCATGGCAAGTGACTTTGATGAGCGCGTAGACGTTCTTCCGGTATCTGATCCGAACGTGTTCAGTCAGGCGCAGCGTATTGCTTTGGCCCAGACCAAGCTTCAGCTTGCTCAGGCTGCCCCTGAAATGCACAACATGTACGAAGTTCTTCGGGACATGTACGACGCGCTTGGCGTGAAGGATACAGACAAGATCCTTAGACGCATTCCGGAAGACGAGCAGATGCCGATAGACCCGGCGCAAGAAAACATCAACTCGCTGGACATGATGCCTCTCAAAGCGTTCGAGGGTCAGGACCATCAGGCGCATATCATGGCGCACATGGTGTTCGGATCGACACCGATGGTTGCCGCTGCGCCGACTGTCGCAGTAGCTCTTCAAAAGCATATTATGGAGCATGTAAAGATAGAGGCGTCGGAGCAGGCAATGGTGCAGTACCTGCAACAGGTGAACGCGCAACAGGGTCAGCCCTTGAGCGAAGAACAAATGCTGCAAGTGGAAGCGTTGACGGCCCAGCTTATCGCGCAGGGCATGCAGGCGTTGAAACAGCTTAGCCAACAGGTTGCGTCCGAAGGTCAGGGCCCAGACCCGCTTGTTCAACTCAAGGAGCAGGAGCTACAGATTCGGGCTCAATCAGAACAGAACGACGCCGCTCTCGACAAGGCCAAGCTCGACCTCGAACAGGCGGGCATGGAAATGCGGAACCAGCAATTCAACCAGAGGCTTCAGAGCCAAGAAGCGCAGACTGCGGCTCGAATCAATTCCGCTATGGAACGTGAAATTCTTAAACAACGCCAAAACAGGAGACAGTAATGGCTGCCGTAAAAATTGTAACGAACAAGCCGGGGGCTGCCCCGAAAGCCGTAGAGTACGCCGACATTCAAGGTCAGGGCCGTATTCCTTATGGCAAAAGTCAGGACGTGAAAGTTCCGACATCCATGAAAAAAGCCACGGTTCGCGGCATGGGCGCAGCGAAACGAGGCGGCAGCTACCTGTCCTGCTAAATGGCACCCGCGAAGCGTAAGATAGACACCGACGGCGACGGTGTTCTGTCTGAACAGGAGGTTGCAGCGGCTAACGCTGCCAGCAACATAGATAAGCAGGATTCGCAGCGGCAGATGGCTTGGATTGCGATGATTGCTATGCTGGTGTTTACGGCGCTGGTGTTTTTGCCAATCTTTCCGGACTCTCGGATAAAAGCTTTGGCGGATCTTTTTAGTCTTTTTTACATAGGCATGGCTGGGGTGGTCAGTGCGTACTTCGGAGCGGCAGCGTTCATAGCTAAAAAGAAGTGACCGTTGGACCCCCGGCACATAGACGGTCTTTCTTGCGAACTTTACCTGATGAATTTTTTGACGGAGAGGGGCTTTTACGTCTTTACGCCCCTATCGCCGCATTCACCGGTTGATGTTGTTGCTATAGACGCCGCAGGAAAAGCATATTTGTTTGATGCGAAAAAAGAGGCCAAGCGAATAAACCCGGGCAGAAAAAACAAAGACCGCATCCATCGCGTAAGAAGCAAGCTTCAAAAAAGCATGGGGGTGCGAACGGCATACGTGGATCAAGCCGCTAATGAAGTTCATATAGTCCCCGCACTAGAAGACTAGCTTTACAATTCAGTATGTCGTATAACCTCGCATCTTTTGGAGGCGAGAATGATTAGCTTACTCGGAACTCTGCTCGGCTTCGGCACGTCCATCGTGCCGGAGGTTCTAGGCTACTTCAAACAGCAACAAGCCAACAAACAAGAGTTGGCAATGCTGGAGGCGAAAGCTAAATACGCTGCACAGCTTTCTGAACTCAAGGTCAAAGAGCTAGATGCTCAGGCCGAAATAGAAGAAACCAAGGGACTTTACGAACATGATCGATCTATCGACGCTGGGGGATTTGTCAACGCTCTGCGCGGCAGTGTGCGCCCTATTCTTACTTACCTTTTCTTCATAGCGTTTGCGTCAGTCAAAGGCGTGATGATTTACGCCATGATAGAAAACCAAAACATTGACTGGGTCACCGCCGTTGAGTCGGCGTGGGACGACGAAACACAGGCAATCTTCTCCGCGATTATCGCTTTTTGGTTTGGCAACCGGGCAATGAGCAAGGCTCACGCTCGTATATCCTCTAAAAACGGATAATTATAGGAATGAATGAGATATTTCTTGCAGAGGCAATACTCCGTCTGTTAAAAGAAAAGCGTTCTGTTGTCGTAGACACTCTGGAGTTTGGAGAGGTCAAAGACATGGAACAGTATCGCGAACTCATGGGCTGGCTTAGAGCCCTTGCGTTCATTGAACAGGAACTCAAGAGCCTGCTAGAAAAACAGGAGCATGTTGATGACTAGCCCAGCGATTGCTGACCTTGAAAAGGTTGGCGAAGAGGCTGAAAAAATAGCCTCTGCATATGTAAAACCAGAAGACCGTGTTCTGGATCCCGATCTCATATCTAAGTCGCTTTTAGAGCGGATTCCGGCCCCAACAGGTTGGAGACTTATTGTGCTTCCCTATCGGGGAAGAGGCAAAACAGAGGGCGGGATACTTCTTCCGGATCAGGTTGTAGAAGAGAATCAGGTAGCCACACAAGTCGGATACGTCTTAAAGGTAGGACCATTGGCCTACAAAGATCCGGACAAGTTCGACGGTCCGTGGTGCAAGGAAAAAGACTGGGTGATGTTTGCCCGGTATGCCGGTTCTCGGTTCAAGATCGATGGCGGAGAGGTTCGCATCTTAAATGATGACGAAGTGCTAGCCACGATTTCTGACCCTGAAGACGTTTTACACATGTAGGAGGCCGTTATGGCAGAAGAACAACTTGACATGGTCGAAGAGACCGAAAACGAAAACGAAGAGCTTACGGTGGAGGTGGAAGAGCCTGCGTCCGAGGCTTCCGGCATCGAAGTAAGCGATACGTCAGAGGAATCCTCTGATGACGATCAATTCGATAAGGCGCACAACGCGACTCAAAAACGAATTAACCAGCTTACCAAAAAGATGCGTCAGGCGGAGCGCGAGAAGGACGAGGCGTTTCGGTATGCTCAGCAAGTTCAGGCAGAAGCTCAGACGCTAAAGCAGCGAGTAGATGCCTT